TGATGTTACCCAAATGATTCAAGCATAGGAGCAAGAATGGTTAAATACACTTACGAAGGTCACGATGAGCGAACTTTTCCAAGCATAGGTATCACAGTAAAACCTGGCGATACATTTGAAGCCTCAGATGATTTTGTGGCACACAATGTAAAGCCAAGCAAATCAACCAAGCCAGCCCCAAAAGTAGGAGATGAAGAATGACACTAGCCCAAAATTCCGTAAAGTCGTACCTTGGGGTTGCCTTAGAAACAACCAAGGGTACTCCTGTCGCAGCAACAAACTTTGTACCAATCACACTTAACACATTTAAGCCTGTTGATGTTATTGCGCCACTATATGACACAGGTATTCGTGGTTCATTAGTTGAAAATTACAACTATGTTCAAGGCCGCCGTAATACAACTATTGACTTTGGTGGGCCTGTATTTGCCGACACAATCGGTTATTGGATTGCAGGTATCTTGGGAGATGTCACCACAACAGGTTCAACAGCTCCATATACCCACGCAATTTCTCTCAAGAATACCGTAGGCTCAACAAGTGATGCTCAACCTAAAGCATTGACCATTACGGATTTCTACGGAGCTAACACCCGCTACTACCCTGGTTGCCAAATCACAGATTTTGGTTTGACATTTAGTGCTGACGGAATGTTGGAATATACAGTTAAGGCTATGGGCTTCCCATCAAGCACAACAACTGCCCCTGCTCCATCTTTTTCAAGCGTTCTACCTACCCAAGTATGGACAGGTACAGTAAGCGTTGGCGGTTCAACAATCGCTTATGTTAGCACCGGTACTCTTGATCTTGCTCGTACATCAGAAGCAATTTTTGGTGTTGGCAATACTCAAGCTCCATACCAAGTATTTCTTGGCGCGCTAACTGCTAAAGGTAAGATCACATTCATCATGCAAGATGACACAGAATTGACCCGTTACCTTACAAACACACAGCCAGCAATCACATTTAACTTCTCAACAGGAACAGGCGCTACTGCTACCCAAGTTGCTTTCACTCTTACAAAGGGTGCTTATGTAACTGGCGCAATCGAGCGCAATACTGATTATGTAGAAGTAACTGTTGATATTGAAGGTCTTGGAAACACCACAGATGCGGGTGCAACTTCAGGATACTCACCTGTCAAGTTCACACTACAGAACGCACTTCCTTCTGGCACATTCCAGTAAAGGATAAGATGTCTGACTGGTGGCCGCCTTCCCCGCCAGTCAGACCCTATTAGGGAGGCAAGTTGGAAGGAAACCCATGTCTAAAGTAATTACATTGCCTAGTGGCAATACAGTAACCCTGCGCGACCCAAGCACACTTCGCGTAAAAGATCGCAAGAAAGTTATTGCGGCAGCAGCAAATCAAGAAGGCTTGCTTCAAGCCCTATCTATGGTTGATGGTCTAATTGCGGTTCTTGTTGAATCGTGGAGTTTTGACCTTATCATTCCATCAGTTCATATCGCATCATTAGACGAGCTAGAAATGCCTGACTACGATGCTATCGCCGCAGAAGTTAATGCGGTTCAATCTGCAATCTTTCCTGACTTTACAAAGTCCGAAGTTAATGAAAAGAACCCTGATAGCCCTTTAGACGGCTCGAACGGTTAAAGGGGGCGCTACGGGGAGAGCAACGCAATAACCTATATAAATACCCTGATGACGAGTATTTTTATTATTTCTGTGCTAAAGAGTTTGGTTGGACAATAACCGAAACAGATGAGCAACCTGCTTACATCGTTGATTGGGTTATTTCAATCGCAAACATAGTTAAAGAGGTTGAAAATGATAACGAGCAATATCAATGAGGTTATGCGCGCCGTAGATAAAGCAACTTCAAAATTAGACACAGGTGCGCGTGAAGCCCGTGACGAAATGATGACTACTCTTATTCAACTTGCTAAAGAGGAAATCCAAGGCGAAAGACCTAAAGGTCAAAAAGCTACTCCTGGACAACCTCCTATGAACCGCACAGGCAATTTGCGCCGTTCTATTCGTGGTGAAAAGTATCGTCAAGGTTTTGCTACTTACTCAGCCGTTGTTGGCCCAACTATTGTTTATGGTCGGTCTGTTGAAATGGGTGGCAAATACGCGCCTCCTACATGGTCGGGTGAAACAAAAAGTAAAGCATTTCCTTATATGCAACCGGCATTTAAGAAATTCCAAAAAGTCGCTTATGCAATTATGCGTAAGCATTTAAGTTTGAGAGGGTAACAAATGGCTGAGTTCTTTCCACCGGTTATCTTTGAAATTCAGGCTAAAGCTACAGAAGCACTTGCTACATTTGGCAAAGTTAATGCTGAATTGGCAAATATGGAAAAGAATGGCGTACTTGCTGGCGGAGCATTAGGTAGGCTTGAAAAAGCTTCTAAAATGGCTGGTACTGCTATTTTGGGTCTTGGTGGAGCATTTGCCGTATTTGGTATTGCTAGTGTTAGAACTCTTGATACAGTAGAAAAATCTCAAGCAAACTTAGAAACCGCCGTTAAAAATACAGGCGTAAGTTTTGATGCAGCCAAGCCTGCTATTGATGCTCACGCTAAATCTATGATGGCTCTTGGTTTTACATACAACGATACCTACGATGCCTTGGCTAAAATGACAGCCGCATCGGGTAGTCCAAAACTTGCTCTTGATAGCCTTGGAGCTGCTGCCGACCTTGCTCGATTTAAGCAAATTTCACTTGCCGAAGCAGGAACACTTCTTGCTCGCGCATCTATTGGTCAGGCAAAAGGCTTGGGCGATTTGGGTATTGCTTTAGGTAAGACAATTCCTAAAGGCGCGACTTTTGCTCAGGTTCTTCAAGCTATTGAAAATAGGGCTGGCGGAGCTGCTAATGCTTTTAAGAACACCCTAAGCGGAAGTATTGCGGTTGCTCAAGCTAATTTTCAAGCATTAGAAGTTCAAGTTGGAACAGCACTTGTTCCTTCACTTATTAAAGTTACCGATTGGATTACCAATAAGGGTATTCCCGACCTTAAAGCATTAGGCAAAATTATTAGTGATAATCAAGGATTATTTAAAACCCTTGCTGCCATACTTGTTGTTATTTGGTCAGTTCCAAAAATTGCAGGAATTGTCACCGCAATACAAACTCTTATTAAAGTTTATGAAGCATTAAGACTTGCCGCTGCTACCGCCGCTATTGCTACTGCTTTTGCTACAGGTGGAGTAAGCGTTGCTGCTGCTACTGCCGCTATTGCGGGTGCTGCTGCAATTTATGGTGGCTTTGTTCTTAAAAATGATTTGTCCAAACCAGCCGCAAAAGGTGCGGGCGTTGGTGTTCCTGAATCTATTATGCAACAACAGCCTATTACTTCTAATCTTGCTGGTAAGGGCGTTAGTCGCGTTCCTGCAACTGCAAAAACATCTGCTAAGAAAACAACGGTTATTCAAAACAACACCGTGTATGCTAGTAACACAAATGATATCGCTAAGAAATTGGCAAAAGCCGCTAGTAATGGAATACCAGTAGGAGCCAAATAATGACAGTTTCAGCTTATCAATTTGCATTTAACGGTCTTACTATTGGCGCAGGAACTAACTATGTTGTTGAAAACATTGACGGTTTGGGTGGCACATCTCCGCTAAGAATTCAAGACGATAATCGCGGTTACATTGATGGCTCATATTCAGGGCGCGATTTCTACGATGGCAGAACGGTTACCTTTGACATCTTGGTTCTTGGTGACTCTAGTTACAGCGCACAGTATTACTACAAGCAATTACAATCAGCTTTTGCTCCACAGGCTATTGGCTACTATGTTGACCCAACAGGCACAACACCTGCATCTAGCCAACTACAACTATTTCAATTTCAACTAACAAGCGATACAGGCCCAAAGCGTATGTATGGTCGCGCTCGCGGTGTTACAACCTCTGTTAATCCTGAGTTTAGCTTTGGCTACATTATGTGTCGCGCTGAGTTTTTCTTTCCTGACCCACGCTATTACGATGAAACAGCAACATCGGTTTCAGGTTCAGTTGTTGGCGTAAGTAATAGCGGTTGGGCAACATCTTGCCCTGTTATTACTATTGCATCACCTAGCTCTAGTGGCTATATCGGAGATGGCACAACGACCATGTATTTTGCTAATGTGGTTTCAAGCCCATTGGTTATTGACCTACTTCAACGGGTTATCTACATGAATGGTGTTCCTTACAGAAACCTTATGACGGTCACATCAACAGGATGGCTTGCAATCGCTCCAAGCAGTTCAGGTACTTGGACTAGTAGCATAGGCTCCATGTCTATTTCCTACAGAAACGCTTATGTATAATGGCTTATACATTTCGATATGTAACAACTAATCTTTACCAATCAGGTTCATCGGCTAACCCGATTATTGCTGAACTTCCATTTACCAATGTGAACTTTACTCAGCAACTTAATTCTATTGGTACATTTCAAGGCGAAGTTTTGCTATCAGGCATTAACTCAGCCAATCTTAATGTCTATAATGGAACTATTCCTGGCAAGACAATTTTGTGGGTTATCTACAATGACACGCAAAGCTCTAATAGTTACCCTGTTTGGTCAGGGGTTATTTGGAACCGCGAGTACGATTCAGAAAACCAAATTCTTAATATCACGGCTCAAGAAATGCTTAGCCTTTATCAACGCCGCCGTATTTCCGATAACAAAAATTACACAACTAATACCGCAACAATTACAGGCGCAAATGGCGCAGGTTCAACTGTTATTTATTATGCCAATAACAAATTTGTGGCTGGTCAAACAATTAGCGTATCGGGTGTAACTCCTAGCGGATTTAACTTTAGCAGCAAAGCCATCGTTTCTTGTACCCCTACAACTTTTATTGTTAATAGCACCTATAGCGGGGTTTATTCATCAGGTGGAACGGCAACGGGTACTGGATTTGACCCTACCTATATTGCTCAAGACTTAATGCAATATACAGAAGGCAAAACTCATGGCAAAACAGGATTGGCGTATTCTGTGCCAAGTTCTATTTATGCTGCTGCTCGCACTTATAATAACTACGAATTTAAGTCTGTATATCAAGCAGTAAAAGATTTAGCTCAGAACTTTTTTGATTTTGCCATTATCCCTGATTCAACTACAGGTAACTTAAGAAATACATTTACTATTGGAATTCCTTTGGGTGCTACATATAGTGCAAGCGACCCTACCTCATCCGTGTTTCAATTTCCCGGTAACATCATCTCTTACAAGTTTCCTGAAGATGGGCAAACTGCCGCTAACACCCTTTATGGACTTGGTTACGGAGCTAATAACAGCAAACTTACCGCAACCGCTATTGACGGAGACAAAATAACAACAGGCGATTGGCCGTTATTGGAGGATGCCGTCAACTACATAGATGTCAGCGATACGACCCTGCTTAAAAACCTTACGCTAGGTCGCTTAAATGCTGTTTCTTATCCGCCAACTACAGTTGAAATTGTTATCCCAACCTATGTTGACCCTTATTATTACAAGGATTACAGCATTGGCGATACGGTTCAAGTTCGTATTAACGATGACTATTTTCCAACAGGATTAAACCTTGTTATGCGTATTGTAGCTTTAAGTGTGAACCCAGGGGAAAACGGCCCTGATCGCGTTACCGTTACTCTTACCCGTGAACTTGCCGCAGGAACAGTTAGTTAGGAGAGCAAATGTCGTATGTAAATCTACCCGTTAATTTACAAGATATGTTCTACACGCTTTCTGACCGCGTTACTAAATTGGAAACAGGCCCTAGTGGGCCACAAGATACTGCCGATGCCGCAAGCACAACAGCGCAAGCTGCTTATGTTCAAGCAATCAACGCGGGTGTTCAGGCTACTGCCGCATCCCTTCAAGCGGGAGTAGCACTTCAATCTGCTGATGGAAAAAATACAGTTCATTATCAAACATCAGGCCCTACAGGTGGCGGAATAACCGGCGATGTATGGTTTCAAGTTAATGGCTCAGGTGTAGTTCAGTACCAATACATTTACAATGGTAGTTCTTGGGTAAACTCACCAATCACCGACACGGTTATTGCTTCCTTGGATGCGGGCAAGATTACAACAGGAACCCTGACCTCTATTGCTATTTATGCAGGTTCATCAGGGCAATTTCAAGTTTCATCTGCTGGCGCGTTAGTAGCAACTGCCGCAACAATTCAAGGAACAATTACTTCTTCAAGCGGAACTATTGCTGGTTTTACTATTTCGGGTGGTGCATTAAATGCCACATCTGGAAATATCTACATTAGGTCTGATAATGGCAACATCAACACCCTTGGTAGCATTATTACTGGAATAGGTACACAAATCACAAGTGGTGGAACGGTACAGTCAACGGGAAATATGACCGCTAGTGGTTATTTTTATAATCCTGGATATGCTACTACTACTAGCGCGGCTAACGCTTATATCAATTCATCAACTGGGCTTTTGGCTCGTTCTTCATCTTCTTTGCGTTACAAACTTGATGTTAAGCCACAAGAAATTCCTCTTAATTCAATTCTTGAATTAAGCCCTAAATCATTTTTTGACAAAGCCTCTGCCGATGCTCAAGATGGTTCAACCAATAATTTGCCTCGCATCCTTGGTTTAATTGCAGAAGAAGTTGCTCAAATTCCTGTTCTTGCTGACCTGCTTATGAATAAAAACGAGCAAGGCGAACCCGATTCTGTCAACTATGATCGCATTGCGGTAGCATTGATTCCGCTTTTACAAGACCATGAAGCACGATTAGAAAAGTTAGAGGGCAATAATGGAAATAGAGCGACAACTTCAAGTTGATGACATTCTTAAATCTTTGCGTGAGCAAATTGGCGAAAAGGCACAAGAAGTAGCTGTTCTCAAAGCAACAATTGAAGCTATTATGAAAATCAAAGAAACACCCGCAACAACTACCGCAACACCCTTTATCCCAAATGTTGAGGGAACTAAGGGAATCTAACTCCTACAACTCGAAAGAGCGCAAATGAACTCAGATACAGCAACCATTGTATATTCCTACTTCTTCGTAGCCGCCGCACTATTAGCGGGCATGGGTATGATTGCCAAGCACACTATTGGCAAGCACACAGAGGAACTTAAAGATAAGTTGAACCGCATTGAATATGCGCTATACAACGATGGGCAAACTGGTCTTATCAACAAGGTAGATGCGCTTATTGAGAA